ATGCCAGCAACAAGCGATGGAGCGAAGACCATCGATCGCGCGTTCTTCGATACCTTGAGCTTTATATCTTCCCTCATATTGGTTCGTCCGATATTCGTCTACTCAAAACCAAGCCACCTGTTAGCCCCAATTAAAAAAGTTGACGCCAGTGGAAAACACGACGTCGCTCAGCGCCTGCAACAGCGTGTAACGGCCATTATGCGTTATGCTGTACAAAACGATTACATCGACTCAAATCCGGCCAGTGATATGGCTGGTGCGTTATCTACAACCAAAGTGCGACATTACCCTGCGTTACCTTCCAGCCGGTTACCTGAGTTTCTTTCACGTCTCGCTGCATATCGTGGTCGTGTAATGACACGGATCGCAGTCGAGCTCTCCTTACTGACTTTTGTGCGTTCCAGTGAGTTACGTTTCGCGCGTTGGAATGAGTTCGACTTCGATAAAGCCCTTTGGCGCGTACCTGCAAAACGAGAGGAAATTAAGGGGGTGCGTTACTCGTATCGTGGTATGAAGATGAAAGAGGAGCATATTGTTCCGCTTAGTCGTCAGGCGATGAATTTGTTAGGCCAGTTAAAGCAGATTAGTGGTGATAGGAAACTGCTTTTCCCTGGCGATCATGACGCAACTAAGGTTATGAGTGAAAACACAGTAAACAACGCATTGCGTGCGATGGGATATGACACTAAAACCGAAGTCTGTGGGCATGGGTTTAGGACGATGGCTCGAGGGGCATTAGGGGAGTCGGGTTTGTGGAGTGATGATGCTATTGAGCGTCAATTGAGTCACTCAGAGCGTAATAATGTGCGTGCAGCTTATATCCATACTTCTGAGCATTTGGATGAACGTCGTTTAATGATGCAGTGGTGGGCAGATTATATAGATCATAATAAGATTATGTATACAACTCCGTTTGATTTTGCAAAAAAATAATTATTATTTGATATTTTTTTATTCATGATTGCGATGAAGGAAAATTTAATTTTCTCCATCGCGTTATATTTTTAATTAATTTTTAGCGGCATATTCTTTTATCCTTTTCAAAATTCTTTCTCTTGCTTCCTGAGGATATTTTTTAATATCATTGGATATTATCTGATTTGCACTATCTGCATCACCCTTTAAAGCCATTAAATAAGCCAGATAGGTTGTAAGTGTTCGTTCAGACACAACTTTTCGCCTTTTCATTTTATCTAATGAGGATAAGGCTTCCTCTAGTGTCTGTATAGACTTGAATTTTAATCCAATATCACACTTTGCGAGTAATGGATAAGGACTTTCTGGATATATTGCTATACAGTCATTTATTATGGTGATTGACTTCACTGCATCATTTTCAATTTTAGCTGAATACATTGCGTCAGCTATTTTTGCCATTTCATTTGATTGCTCTGAATCAATGCTGATTAAGGTGGTGATAATATCTTTTAACACGATATTATCTGACGCTACCCTATGCTGAGAATTTATGAGACAATTAAAATAGGCTTGACAGTGGAATTGATTGCTTCTATTTTCTTCATAGTTCTTTTTAGCATAACTTAACGCTTTATCATATTCTTCTAATTGTGTATAAACCTGAACCAATTCTCGTTTAGCTCGAGACTCAACATATGGAGCATTGATTATACTTTCAAACTGAAAAAGTGCATCAGAAAGTCTTCCGCATTTTCTGTAATAGAAACCCAATAAAAATTTATGTTCATCACCGGAAATTTTTTGAACTTCAGTTAAAAGCCTGGAATCGGATTTTTTTGCTAAAGCAAGACATAGATAGTATCTTATATCTTGTACAACACCATTATCCATGTTCTTTTCTTTTTGTAAAATTGTGTCTGCTAATGATATTACTTTTTCTAATGAACCTTTTGTATTATATAAATCTTTCATACATCTTAAATAATGCGAAGGAATAAGGTGTTTAGGATCAATATACTCATCTGATTTGAGCATTTCTTTTATGGTAAAAATATATACAGATGAGTTTGCTTCTGTTAAATCTTCATTGTTTACTATATCTTTAACAACTAAATTAAGTTTTTTATTATGCTCATCATTAATCTTAAGTCTGTTTCTTTTTATATAATCTCTTACGATATCATTTAATCTGATCATTTCACCATCAGAACCCACTAATTCGCAAATGCTTTCTGCAATCAAAGCTTCAAGGACAGGTAGATATTTGTCCTTATCAACGATTGAAAAAATAAAGTCTAATGTTATTACCTCAAATTGAGCGAGGAGTCTTATAAAGTCTAAAACCGTTTCATTGTGGGCATACCTTTGTAGCTGTATTGATGCTTTATCATTATTAAAATCTGACAGTATAGGAAGTTTATTCTCAAATGGTATTATGTTTTTATCCTTTATCAGTTCAATAGCAAACCTTACTTGTTCTGGCAAACCAGTAAGTAAGTCGCAGACGCTGCTAAAGTTGGATGGGTCTAGATCATCAATATTTTCAATTTCTAATAGTTGTGATAATAGACGCCTTCTTTCTTTTACATTAAGCTCGGGTAATTCAATGAAATAAAATCTGTCATCACGAGGCCTGTTAGCAAAGTTGACCCTGTATCTTGAGGCGATACATAATACAGGGAAATTGATGTCATTATACTCTTCAATTATCATTTTAAACCAGGGGGTTAATTCTCGCTTATAGTTTATTATACACCCATCATCTAGGAAAAATATTGTTTCTTTTGCTTTGTAAGCTTCATTTAATATGTTGGATATTATTTTTTGCTTTTCCTCAATTGTTTTTTCTGAAAGTGATAGAGCACTTTCTTTAAGATCGGTAATACCTAAATCGTTAAGTTTTAGGATAAAATCCTCAATTGACTCATTTCTGTCTAAATATATAGCATAAGGTGTGATTTGATTTTTTTGAATGTTACATTTTATTAACGCTTTAGATAAGAATGACCTTCTTCCTACACCTATTAAACCAGATGCGAAGATAACAGTTGGTTTTTTTTAGTGTAATCGTTAATTCTCTCTTCAAATTCTTCTAGCTTATCGTTTCTTCCTACAAATAATGAGCTTATTTTGGCAAGTTTGGGGTGTTTTTGCCAAGAAATTTTGTATAGATGGTTCTTAATTCTTGAGGCTGCAGTTCTTGCGCGTGTGATGGGTTGAAGATTATAGTCTTTTCTTAACCAATCAGGTATTCTTTGGTCTTCATGATTTATACTGTTGTCAATTATTATGGGGAAAATTTTCAAAATTTTACCTTCATCGAGGAGTTTTTTTGACTCAGTTATTTCCTTTTTGACCCATTCGGACTCAAGTGCGCTGTTGGAAATAAAAAGAACAAATAACTCTGATTCTCCTAAACCCTCCATAATTTGGTCTAGTGTTTTTTCTCCTTCCTCAAAAGTAAATTCATCATATATTATGTTTTCCTTGCCAAGCCAATTAGCGACATTACGCACATAATGTTCCTTATCTTTACTTGAGTGCGATAAAAATGCCTTTATCATTTTAATACTCCTTTGGAATTATTCGTTAGCTAAGAATGAATAGACAATTCAGATTAAGATCTATAACAATTTATTTGAAACCTCAACGATTAATTAATGAGTTAATATGCTGCTGTGACATCTAACACTAAACGTGCTCAGAGATTGCGCGCAGTGCTTTCCCCGCCTCGCCCGCCCGCTTTGCGGGGCGGTTTTAATGCAGTTGCACTGACACGCTTAGGCCGTGCCGGGAATGGCGCGGTATACAGAAAATGAGGCAGGAAAACGCATGCAAAGCCATGCACCTTATCGATGCATGGCTTTTTTCAGTAAAAACAGGCGGATTTTCGGGGAGTTTTACACAGACTGACGTGATGCCAGTTGCGCACTTTTACGCGAAAAAATCATGTTCTGCGCAGGAGTGAATTTTTCACGGCTGTCATCCACCGAAGCCGCGTCAGGCCTGAATCCGATGGTCGTTAAAATGTCGCTATCCTGTGCGGAATAATTAATTTTTTCCCCCTTCGCAAGCCAGGACAGAAGGGCTTCACGCAGGGCATCTGTGGCACGCTGTATGGCACAGTTTCGGGCAATGGCCGTCAGCTCACTGTAGCCCATCAGCTCCGGTGCCAGTGCCGCCGCCAGTGCTGTGCCGTGCTGCTGCATAAAATCATTCAGCCGGTCGCGGATGCTGATGTGCTGAACGGCTTCATGCGAACGAATATAACGACTGGCGGCCTGATTCACCTGCCATTTTCTGACTTCGATAATATTGCGTAATTCGTCCAGGCGACTGACGTTTCTGCCTTCTCCTGACTGAAGCCGCAGATATTCCTGTTCGGCCGCAGCCAGCTCATTTTTGCGTTGCAGCCATGCTGCTTTGTTATTCTGACAGGTGTCAAAGGCCTGCTGTAAGGCTGTGCTTTCCATCGTTATCTCTTTCTCATCATGCTGAAGAATAAAAATACGGTGTGCGGCGACGGCCGGTGTTAACCGGCAGCCCTCATTCCAGACGCAGCGAATATGATTGTGTTTTTAACCGTACTGGCGGCAGTTCCTGTTTTTCATGCAGGCTTTCTGCAAGCTCGTCCGGCGTGACCGGGCGGACAATGAAGCGGGTGATGGTCTGAAGCGTTTTAAACACCAGACCACAGCCCGGATCCGTGCACACATAAAAACGCTCGGTGACTTCCTGAGACAGACGCCGCGATGTTCTTGACAGTGCAAGGCCTTTACATCTCCGACAACAATATCCGGTAACAAGCATTCTTTTCGGGCGTTTCATACTGCCGGAGGCTGACGTCAGTGAATCGCGGTATCTCTGTTTGCCTGAAATGTATTCCATTCCTGAATCTTTACAGTCAGAGAAAAAGCTTTCACTCGCTTCAAATGTCGCAGAGCAATAAATATTCCGGCACTGTGCAATCATTATCTTGGTGCCATCGTCCATGAAATGTGCGCGACGGGTGTGAGCAACATGTCCACACGACGGGCAGTAAATCATGACAGCAGTCCTCTGGCCTTAAGCTCTGCTCCCTGCTGGTCTATTTTGTCCTGCCACACCTTGCGCTGTGCCGGTGTGCCTGCCACCTCATAATCCATGTGCGGGAGTGTTGCCGCTGACAGTCCGGTCAGCCGGAGAACCGGCTCGCCGGTGAGGCTGATTTGCATCTGTTTTATTTTCTGTTCCAGCGATGATTTCACCTGCTGCATGACAGCCTTTTCCGGTGCGACGTAGCCCTGATGGCCGGTGGTGTTGGCGAGCGGATTTTCCTGTACCAGGATGCTCAGATGCATTGCCCGGACAAGCGCCTCACAGGTTTCATTCAGGGCGTGTTCCAGCTCATGCTCTGCATACAGACTCAGCAGGTGATGATGTGCCTTCCGGTAGGCGGTGGCCGTGCTGTCACACGCCCCTTTCAGGCGTTCGCGTTCAAAATTCAGCACCACGGCCAGATTGTCATATTCCTGTACCAGCTCCCGGCGTGCCACGCGCTCAATGTGGCGCTGTTTCAGCTCGTCGCTCAGGACACCACCGGCTGCACGAAAGGCCGTGCGCCAGTCGTCAGCGTCGTTTCCGTCGGCCTGCGCCAGCGCATTTTTTTCCTGCTCTGCCCGTTCAATGGCCGTGACGGTCTCATCCATCAGGCGGGCGTTCTCAAGATGAGCGACTCTGGCCTTTTCCAGTTGTGCCAGCGCGGGTTGCAGATATTCAGGGATGGTGTTGTCAGACATTTTCCGGCTCCTCGTCACTTCAGGTTAAGAAAATTGTGACGTACACCGGACAACAACACGACGCATTGCAGATGTGCCAGTCCTGACACAGGAGACTCATCCTCAGACCGGCAAGCCAGGAAAAGGTCGCAGGAAAAACCGGCTTACTGTTTGTTTTTTTATATTTTACTGTTCACCTCTGTTCACCATAAGAAAAAAGATAAGTAATACAGTAAGTTAAAGGGTGAACAATCGCAGTAATGACTGTTCACCGTCTGTTCACCACTGTTCACCCGCTCATGGACTTTTTGTGCTGTTTACTACTGTTTGTTTTTATTAATTCGCTGTGAATGAATAAGAAGAAACGATTTGTATTTCACTATAAAAATTACGAATTGCTTTAAGTGGCTTTAAATGACTTTAAGTGGGAATGAACAAAAAACACACAGTCATTGTAAGGCTGCCGGAACAAATCCCCCCTGTTGCGTCTGCCAAAAATATTCACAAAATAAAGCGCTACCCGAAGCCGGACGGACTTATCCGGTGCTGTATGGACATTAACGAGGTAGCCCGATGCAAGCTGTTTTTTCTTCCCCGTCTCCCGCCCCTGTGACGCCACTGATGCCGCTGCCGGACATCACGCAGGAGCGTTTTTTACGTCTGCCGGAAGTGATGCACCTGTGCGGCCTGTCACGCTCGACCATCTATGAACTCATCCGTAAGGGGGAATTTCCGCCGCAGGTGAGTCTTGGCGGTAAAAATGTGGCCTGGCTGCACTCTGAAGTCACCGCATGGATGGCCGGGCGCATCGCCGGACGCAAACGGGGGTACGACGCATGATGATGCCCGCTCTGCAAAAACTCCCTTTTTCTGGCTTGCCTTTTTCCGGCATTTGCGGATATAGTTTTTCCGCTGCCGCAAAATCGGCAGCCGGGCGTAGGAACCCGAGTTACTTCAAGGCGACATATGACGCGCCATGCGTCTTTTTTTACGTCGTTGCTTCGGCACACCTGTTTTTCTGGCTGTGGTTTTTAAACCGTAGCCTCTGTCAGATAATGGTGGTCCGGGCGGGGCAGCCTTCGGGCTGGCCGGTTTCCTTGAAGGCCGGTATTCCTACCCCCGTCCGGGCTACCACCCATGAGCGTAGGAACTCCAGTGGTAGCTGTAACTGTTACTTCAAGGAGGCTGCCATCATGGCTACAACCCTTACCCCCTCACACCCTGAATTTGTCTTTGTGTTTGCGGCTGTCCGTCGCGCAGACCGTCATCCCCGTATCTGTATGCTTCGCACCGTCGCCGGTGATGAACGCAGTGCCCGCCGTTCCCTTGTCCGTGACTATGTGCTCTCCCTTGCTGCCCGTCTGCCGGTGGTGGAGGTGTCCCGTGCGTAATAAAAAAGCCCCTCAGACCGTCTCAGCGCGTCATGACGCCCGTGAACACCTCAGCATTGAGGCTTACCATAAGCTCAACCGCGCCAGCGCCGTATCCCAGTTTGTTGGGGGTGATTTGATTCACCGTGAACTCTCCGGCCTGCATCAGCTCTACATTCCGCATATTTTCAGCTACCTGAATGAAGATATTGATTTTGTGCTGAATGAGCTGAAAGCCAAAGGCCTGTGCCGCGATTTTCTCGCCCAGCAGAAAGACCGGGGAGACAGGACGCATGTTTGATTTTCCCCAGCCCGGTGAGATTTACCGTTCTGCCGGTTTTCCCGATGTGGCCGTGGTCGGCATTCTGGAAGACGGTATTCCGTGGGAAATGCCGTACCGCTGCCCGGACATTGTCTGGAACCCGTACCGCCGTAAATTCAGTATCCTTGTGCGTATCCTCGCTGACGGGCGCACCACAGACATCCCGCTGGGGCGTTTTCTGCGGGAATTTACCTGTGACCGTCCTGACCTGTTTAAACGCAGCCCCGTAAACCGGCATGCGGTACTGAAAGAAATGGCCGGAGACCCGGAATTACAGAAATGGCGGGAGAAATATCTGGATATTTACCCGCAGGACCCTGTTCCGGTCAGCCGGGCGGCACCGGTGGCGCGGGAATGGCGGGAAATCCCCCGCACGGAGCCTGACCCGGAAATCACACCGGATAACAGTTACCGCAATTATCTGTAATTAAAAACGACACCCGAAAAATTAAATGTGCGTATTCGCGCAGGGATACGCACGTCTTCAGGAGACGCAGATATGCCTTATCAGTTAATGCAACCGGCACGGAATGCAGTCATCTGTCACAGGGAGGAAAGCAAATGAAAACACCCTTACCGCCCGTCTTACGCGCAGCCCTTTACCGTCGTGCTGTCGCCTGTGCCTGGCTGACCGTGTGCGAACGTCAGCACCGCTACCCGCATCTCACCCTTGAATCACTGGAGGCGGCCATCGCCGCTGAGCTGGAAGGCTTTTATCTGCGCCAGCACGGTGAGGAAAAAGGGCGTCAGATAGCCTGTGCCCTGCTGGAAGATTTAATGGAATCCGGCCCCCTGAAGGCCGCGCCGTCGCTGTCCTTTCTCGGGCTGGTTGTGATGGATGAACTCTGTGCCCGTCACATAAAAGCGCCGGTACTGCACTGAAGGAGAACAACACCATGAAAATGAACGTAACCGCCACCGTCAGCCATGCGCTCGGCCACTGGCCGCGTATTCTCCCGGCGCTGGGGATTCAGGTGCTGAAAAACCGTCATCAGCCCTGTCCGGTCTGTGGCGGGAGTGACCGCTTCCGTTTTGATGACAGGGAGGGGCGCGGCACCTGGTACTGCAATCAGTGTGGTGCCGGTGACGGCCTGAAACTGGTTGAAAAGGTGTTTGGTGTTTCCCCGTCCGATGCGGCCGCAAAGGTGGCTGCCGTGACCGGCAGCCTGCCCCCGGCTGACCCGGCAGTGACGGCTGCCGCCGGTGCTGAAACAGACGCTGCCCGGAAGAACGCCGCCGCACTGGCACAAACCCTGATGGCGAAAACCCGTCCCGGAACCGGTAACGCCTACCTGACCCGCAAGGGCTTTCCCGGCCGGGAATGCCGGATGCTGACCGGCACACACAGAGCCGGTGGCGTGAGCTGGCGTGCCGGTGACCTTGTGGTGCCACTGTATGACGACAGCGGCGAACTGGTTAACCTTCAGTTAATCAGTGCTGACGGCCGTAAGCGCACCCTGAAAGGCGGGCAGGTCAGGGGCACCTGTCACATCCTTGAAGGACAGAATCAGGCCGGAAAACGTCTGTGGATAGCGGAGGGATACGCGACCGCACTTACCGTGCATCACCTGACCGGTGAAACGGTGATGGTGGCGCTTTCTTCCGTGAACCTCCTTTCTCTGGCCAGCCTTGCCCGGCAGAAGCATCCGGCCTGTCAGATTGTCCTTGCCGCAGACCGTGACCTCAGCGGTGACGGCCAGACAAAAGCCGCCGCAGCCGCAGATGCGTGTGAGGGCGTTGTTGCCCTGCCGCCGGTCTTCGGTGACTGGAATGATGCCTTCACGCAGTACGGCGGGGAGGCCACCCGTAAGGCCATTTACGATGCCATCCGGCCACCGGCTGAAAGCCCGTTCGACACCATGAGCGAAGCAGAGTTTTCCGCCATGAGTACCAGCGAAAAGGCCATGCGTATCTATGAGCATTACGGCGAGGCGCTCGCGGTCGATGCCAACGGCCAGCTTCTGTCCCGTTATGAAAATGGTGTCTGGAAGGTGCTGCCACCACAGGACTTTGCCCGGGATGTGGCCGGGCTGTTTCAGCGTCTGCGCGCGCCGTTCTCCTCCGGGAAGGTGGCCTCCGTGGTGGACACCCTGAAGCTGATTATTCCGCAGCAGGAAGCCCCCTCCCGCCGCCTGATTGGCTTTCGTAACGGCGTGCTCGACACGCAGAACGGTACGTTCCACCCGCACAGTCCGTCACACTGGATGCGCACCCTGTGCGATGTGGATTTCACCCCGCCGGTGGACGGTGAAACGCTGGAAACCCACGCTCCCGCGTTCTGGCGCTGGCTTGACCGTGCTGCCGGTGGTCGTGCGGAAAAACGCGACGTGATTCTGGCCGCACTGTTTATGGTGCTGGCAAACCGCTACGACTGGCAGCTCTTTCTGGAGGTGACCGGTCCCGGCGGCAGCGGCAAAAGTATCATGGCCGAAATAGCCACCCTGCTGGCCGGGGAGGATAACGCCACGTCGGCCACCATTGAGACGCTGGAATCCCCGCGTGAACGTGCCGCGTTAACTGGCTTCTCACTGATACGCCTGCCGGACCAGGAAAAAATGGAGCGGCGACGGTGCCGGACTCAAGGCCATCACCGGCGGCGATGCGGTGTCCGTGGACCCGAAATACCGGGATGCGTACTCCACGCACATCCCGGCGGTGATTCTGGCCGTGAACAATAACCCGATGCGCTTCACCGACCGCAGCGGCGGCGTGTCACGCCGGCGGGTGATTATTCACTTCCCGGAACAGATAGCCCCGCAGGAGCGCGACCCGCAGCTTAAGGACAAAATCACCCGCGAGCTGGCGGTCATCGTGCGTCACCTGATGCAGAAGTTCAGCGACCCGATGCTCGCCCGGTCACTGCTTCAGTCCCAGCAGAACTCAGACGAGGCGCTGAACATCAAACGGGATGCCGACCCGACGTTTGATTTTATCGGCTATCTGGAAACCCTGCCGCAGACCAGCGGCATGTATATGGGGAACGCCAGTATCATCCCGCGCAATTACCGTAAATACCTCTATCACGCCTATCTGGCCTACATGGAGGCAAACGGCTACCGGAATGTACTCAGTCTGAAAATGTTCGGGCTGGGGCTGCCGGTGATGCTGAAGGAATACGGACTGAATTACGAGAAGCGCCATACCAAACAGGGGATACAGACCAACCTGACGCTGAAAGAGGAAAGCTACGGCGACTGGCTGCCAAAATGTGACGACCCTGCAACAACCTGACCATCATGACTCATCTGACCGGCATCTGCCGGTCTTTTTTCATCCCTGAATCCCCCGAAGGTGAACAATCCAGTGTTCACCCTTCACCGTATATTCACCCGTTATCACACTGAAATTAAAAGAGAAAAACGAAAGGTGAACAGTGTGAACAATCAAATCAAAAAAAACTTTTTTTCTTCCTGTGTGATTTTCAGTGCGGAGGATTAATCACCGGTATGAGTCACACCGGCAGAATGCCGGAGGTGAAGAATCGAATGTTCACCCTTCACCCATTATTCACCACCTATCATACTGAAATAAAAGGAGAAAAAAGAAAGGTGAACAGTATGAACAGTTCTTTCGAAAAAAAATTTTTATGTGGATAAAAGATGCACTGGTTTGGATCCGGGCTACGGATCCAAACTTACTGATTAAAAATTATTTAACTTTCCGATTTATTGATGGGCTGAAAGTAGATTGGTCAGAAAAACAGTGGGGGCACAAAAGGGGGCATATTTCATTGTTGTGTTTTATTATTTGTTTTTTATCATTAACTTATTTTAATGTTTGAGTCCGGCCTTCGCACCACACCGTATGCAAATCGAGTCGCTCAAGAGCGGCTTTTTTTGTGTCTGAAATCACCCATATCCGTGCAGTATATAGGCCTGCCAGAAAAGCAGTTCAGTATTCTTCATTTTGTAGTCGATGGTCCCAAGTTTGCTCTGGCTGGAAGCTGCATCGTCCACATTACGTGGGCAGGGTGGTTTCGCTATGCTACTTGAACGTTTTGACCATGTGGCTCAGGTAGCTAATATCAAAAGACGTCATTTTGTCTCCACGCCCACCTTGGTGAACATTCAATAAATAGTTTCGGTCGAGAGCAGTTATGTAGGGCTAGCAGACGAGATGCGCAGACATCTTGTTGAAGACAATTTTACTGACCACCTGAGAACGCTATTCTACCGAATAATATTTATTATCTTGGTGAATAATGATGATTACCTGTGTAACTATGGTTTTATGCTGATGGGACCGGCAGTACAATTTCTGTAGTGTACTCGCAATTTCAGGTCTCTGGCGTTTATTCTGGTGCAAAGGAGGTATGTGATGAAAACTTTGCTACCATGCCATTAAATGCGACCAATATCGGATTATCCATCAGTTGATTGTTGTAGATTTCATTGGTTATAAAAATGCAAGGTGTAAAAGATGAAATTTATAATTATTAGTTAAGTGGCTAGTTTTATAGTAATTTAGACAATAGGATGTATGGAAAAATGGAAAAAGTTTATGATACCACTAGAATTAGTAATCTTGCTAACGACCCGAAACAGTTTTGTTCTTTTTTTGTGAGTACATAAAAAGAGATGATATTAGTATAGATATCGCCTTGGATGTGCTGAGAATATCTTCCATCTATTATAATAGATTTTCAGTTCAGACTGAAGTTGAGTATAACAATACATTCAAAAAATGTATTAATGAGCTAGTAAACTCATTTCCTGATAACATTGAACTAATCTCTGAGTTCGAGAGTCAATGTAAAATTATGCATGATATAAATAATTCTTTCTTTGCGGCTACAAAATGTGCTGGTATTTGGCGTAAAAATACAAAAAAATCACATGCATTAATACTTAATCTCATCATGTTTTGTGAGATGTTTTTATCATCATTATCATCCTTGGTTGTGGTCAATGATCCTAAAAAAATGAAGAGGATTTTTCCATTATTTATCGTTTCTGAAAATATTAATATTCATGCTGAACCTGATATCGAATGTTTTCGAGTTATCGATAGGGCATTTGATGAGGTAGCCAATTACACCGGAAGAATATTTTCTTATTTACGGACTCATGGGCCATTGAAACTAACTTCTTGTGTGAATAAACAAACCTTGCTTTCAATGGGAGGGTACCTTAATGAGTGGAATGTTTTTGACTCATTAAGCAGAGTAAGAGACTTTTTCAGACTAAGTAGTGCAGTATTTACAAAATTGGATAATAACATTTACTCTCTTGAGGTTGATAGTTTTTGTTTATACCGAGATTATGAGATTGCAAGAAATAGACTAATGATGAGAGCGTCACATCTATATAGCGAAGTTCATGAATTTAGTAACAAACATTTTCATCTAAATAGTTGGGTAAAGGATCATATGCCATCTTACTTAAATTCTGATGGCGTTTTTAGCTCATTTCATCTAAGCGAGTTGGAAAATATGTCTCCTGATGACCTTCATGAAGAATATGGGAATATATCATTATTTAATTGGGTGCACGCTTATCAATGTTTAGTCGAGTTATCTAAAGAAGAAATGAGCAAAAGATTTTCATCGACAAAACCTATACCCCTACAGTTGGATCGCTGGCTGATCATAAAAAGCCGTGAGAGTTGGTTATCATTCTTTCAACGTAAGGGGATTGCAGCAGATGCAGCAAAAAAACTGATAGATTATTTTACCTTCAATTCAAAATCACATGATCTTAATGATTGCCCATTTATTCCCTGTATGGACGGTTTATGCTTAATGCCTGCATTAATAGCAAATAGCTCAGTGACTCGCTCTCTAATGTCATTATTTGGTTCCAAAAAAATTTCTCAAGCAAGTAAAGGGCGATTTCATGAGCAACAATTTATAAAACGAGTTCGTGATGCGGGGATTAAAGCTTCTCCAATTGATGCTCATGCTAATTATCAGTGTGATTGCGTGATTCTCCTGGATGATTGTTTGATTTTTACAGAACTAAAATCAAATGGTCAACCAATATATTATGGTAAGTACTATCAGCAAGTGTGTAACATCGTTGGAGATAGCTCATTAATACATGATCATAATAATAAATTTATGCGTTCTTATTTTCAACAAATAAATCGAATTTCTGAACATTATCTTAATCATCTTGATGTGATCATTAAAGAATTCGAACTACCATCAACATGGCAACCCAAAGGTGTGTATAAGCTTATTGTTACTACAACTATGCTCGGTGGGAAATATCATGTGGATGATACATATGTAGCGGATAAATATGCATTATCTAGTTTTTTTCAACGAATACCTGGAGTGATATATCAAACAAATGAAAATGGAAAAATGGCGAAAAATATCATTGATGGGTTTGAGTGTTGCGAAGGGGAAATCACTATCGATAAGTTTATAGATTATCTTTCCTCTTTGCCCAGTATTAATGCTGTACGTAAAAATATAAAAAAATTAACTTATAGTGTTCGATTTAATGAAAAATTAGTCCATCACCCTTATTATGATTCTTGGGCTTTTGGTCCATATATTCGTAAGGGAAATGATTAGAGCAATTTATTATATAGTCCATGTTATTCACTGATTATATTATTGATAATATAATCAGTGAATAACTCTAATTTTTTTAATGTTGGGGTTTGGCCTGAAGTTGAAATTGGTACTACGGAACGGTATGATCATATCGCATCAAAATATCAAGGTAGTGATGATTTTCTACGCGCCGATCCAGAAACGTGGATTTTATCATCACCATAAGCAATGGCAGCGACAACACCATCAATTTCTATATCAAAGGTGGTGAAATAAATTAGAAAATTGTTTATTTAATCCATTAGCGATAAGTTTTATTGTTATTTAGCCGAGATATATTCCATTGAAAAAAGTAAATTGGCACTGATATTATATCAAATGGGAATAATCCTTTTGTAAATAAGCTGAGGAATGTGTTAATTCACATCCAGCGCCTTATAAACCGCATCAACCGGTTCTGAGTAAAAACTTACCTGAAACTTGGTAAACAACTCTGCCGGAACTGTTGGAATATCCATAGCCGAGGATATCGGCAACAGAACTCGTTTTGCGTCGCTATCGAAGGCGAGTTGTAAACTAGTGGCAAGATCCTGCACTGATTATGTCAGCAATATTGAACATACTGCGATAGTTATCAACCTCACCCCCTAAAAACCTCTTTCCGATGCCACTCCACAAACCCCTCAAAAGGGTAATTTTTACGCACCTGCGGCAACGTAATAGTTTTCCCGTCAAAATCCCAGAATAATCTCTCAACGATCCCTCCGCCGTTTACCGCATCTGATACCAGTACCCGCATATTTTCGTCCAGGCCAATCGATCCTTTATCAAAGGCTTTATGGTGAATTGCGCAAAGCGCCAGGCCATTAGGAATTTCACAAGGACCGCCGTGCTGTTTCCATTTTATATGCGCCGCTTCCAACGCGACGGTGGTGTCGTCGTGGCGCATATTAAAGCCACATATCGCGCACTGGTATTTATAAGCGCGTAATACATTTTTGCGAAATAACGGGTCGCGCTGTTTACGGATTTGCTGGAGATCAAAACCCAGCTCGTCAGCAATTTCTTCCTGAATACTCTCGGTGAAGTGCGCTTCGAGTATCTGTTGCGCCAGGGTATTGATGAGTTTTTTATTGCCGGTTACCAGGGCGTAGTGCTGTTCATCGAAACCGCCTGCAACGCGGTGTTCGGTCAGTTCCTTCACTGGCGGTTGTCGGCTGCTACCTGCTGTTGAGCAAAGCTCGGCATTGCGTAATTGCCAGAATCCGTCGCCTTGTAATCGCCAGAACGGCATATCAGGTCGGTACTGTGAACGCTGTGGACCAAAACGTTCCAGTAAACTGTGCAGAGGTTCGTAGATTTCCGAGCCATAATCGAAAAGGCGTGGATGTCCATTCAGGTATCCCGCTAATACGTATAGCAATAACAATGGTTTATGCGGCGCGCGCTGTTCACCCTTGTGCCAGATTTTTATGTTGGCAATTGCCTGCTGTAGCGATTTACTGGAAGCCATTGATATCCCTGGCAGTGAAATAATTGCGATCATGCTCGCAAATTTTCTGCTGTTCAAGCCTGCAAGCGAAGATATATTACCTTGATCTCATATGTTTTTTTACTTCCTGTGTGCCCTAATTGCCATGCGATGTTGCACCGACGCAAACCACCGTTTACGCCGGAGCAGTTAAAAGCGCTGATGGATGCGAATAAATCAAATTAATGAACGCTCACCTTTCGCGCCAAAACTGCAAAATTGCTTCTACAAACCTGTTAGAAATAATCCCTCGACGGGCTGCCGCGCTGAAATGACTGCTTCGCAGTGCCGTCGTCCAGTTCTCCGGTGACCGGTACGCTGAACCGTAATATCCCGTGCTTAAATCGTCCGGGTCTTCATCAGGCACGTTCGTCAGTCCTCTTTCACCTTGTTGCTGGAAGTCGACGAAAATAATATTGGCTAAAACATTATTTTGATAATTGCCATAAATAGCTTCATACGCATGAGGGAAATTTTCTTTCCAGTACCAGGTGGTATCGCCGCAAAACCACGGCGCGTCAGTAATTTTATTAAGCTGAGAATGGTATTGTTTTAGAGCCCTACGAAAGGCGTCAACCATATGATTAAAGTGTTGAGGGTGTGACGCGTAGTCACTGGTCATTAAGTCAAATTCGCCTTGCATCCAGCATACGCCGAGGAATTTGTTCTGCGGATTTTTTGCCAGTGCGGCTCGCGTTCTGCTGACTAAATCCTGGTATAGCGGAGTATCCGATCCCCAACGACAAGCATCATGGCTGGCTCCGTGCGGTTCTGAATATGTCCCTTCGCTGCCCGCGGTAAAAGCTGATCCGCCACGGCAACACGGAACGATGAGAACCCCTGCATTATCAGGAATAAAGGGCAGTAATTTCCGTGCTATATGCAGTGCCTGGCCAACGGTGCCGTACTGTGTTTGATGATTCGTTGCCAGAGGATGGTGATAACCCTGCATATCCTGAACATCGTGTGGGCAGTGAGTCAGTGGAATAATGTCGTTAAAGTGACATGACGGGCCTCCGGGATGTGTATGCGCAAATCTCGCTAATTGTTTAATTCTGGGATGAGGCGCATCTTCCTTGTCCGGTAATGGTAGTCCTTCGCCATACGCCATGGCATTAGACTGACCAGCAACGGTAAGAACATAGTAATAATCGGGCGATATTATTGCGTTCAT